CCGCGCTGTATTTGAGGGAGCCGCTTGTTGCACTGATGTTCATCGAGTTGATGTAAAATCTCGCCCAGCACTCGAGGAGTCCGCTGTCCCACTTGCGATAGTTCCAAGTGTTATTCGAGCCGTTGCCACCTTCCTCGATGACATAGTCGACGATGTCGGTCTGACCGCCCGCTGACCCTCCGAGGCTGTTGCTGATCCCGAGCGCGTCCGCGAGCGATGTCGACAGAGCACCGAGTTCCATTTCGGAGTAGCGACCTTCGAGGACATTCCAAACAGTCTTTACGATCCTATATGTCCCGCTCATGTTGTAGCGCGGGAAGATGACGTCGATACTATCGCACAGACTGCAATCGTATAGGCTTTCGTACTGAGCGAATTCAGAGAAGTCCTGAAGCCGGACGAAGTCGACTTTGATGGTCTGAGACGGAAGCCAAGTCTGTCTCGTCCGCATCAAAGTCAGAGCGAGAGTCTCGAGCTGTGAGACGGACGGCTTATCTTCAAACTTGTCCGACAGGTCAAGAGCCGCGCATATCGTGCGACCGCCGTAGGTCGCTTCTCCTGTCTCTACAACATTTCCATATACGACTGTATCCTGTCCGTTGTCGTTCCCTTTCCAGTAAGGAACACACGCGTTATATGACTCGAGATAGTCCGTGTCTTCGTTGTAGCTCGCGAGATTGACTCCGTATCGGATCGCAAAGTCTCGTTTTCTTCCTCTCGATGTCTTGAGAGTGACATTCCATCTGTCGAAAAGGTACTCTCCGCCGAATGTGTCGAGGATGCTTCCCTCGATGCCTCCGAGCATCTGACGGACGCTTCTCGGTATGCCGTCGAAGGCGGCGACATAAGAAGTCGTATTTCCTGTCTCTTCTTCGAGGACGAAGTTTCCTATTGATGGCTGAGCTGTTTCTGTCAGAGCGCGGAAAGCGTTGTCCGCGCCTGTGATATTCTTCGCTTTGCACACGATACCGCTCAGGCGATACGAAATATGTACCGCATGAAAAGAGACCACTCCGTCGATCGGTCTTGTTACGCTAACGATGTCGAAAGGCTGAATATCTCCGCTGTCGTCGTGCGTCACGCCGATGATGCGACCGCATTGGATAAGGTCGAAGTTCGCGCCGTCGACAGGATACTCGAAGTCGACTTCATAGATGCCATTTCTTTCTTCTATGCACGAACAAGAGACACAGTCGGTCAGTCTTGCGAGTCCGTTCGTCGCGAAGTTTATTTCGTCTTTTTCGTAAAGGATAGGAAGCATGTTCTACACCTCCCACCAACGAGGAATGACAGATAGACTCGTTATGGATGCACCACTCCGAGAGAATGTTGTAACTCCCGACGGAAGAACAGGAAGCTCCGCGCCGAAGCCGACATGATTGTTCATGCTGACGACTGAGCCGTCAATGATCGAATAAGCGTTACCTGTTTCACAGTCGAGATAAATGGTCTCTGTGAGCGTGTTCACCGTCGAATCGACAATCCCGCTATAATTTGATTTGTTATTTACTGTTACCTCGCTACCTGAGAAGAAGTCGCCTACTGTCGCCGTTATTGTGATGGTTCTCGCGCCGTCATACGAAACGACAACAGGGAGAGCAAGCGCATCAGATCCGCCACCTCTGTATGATGCATTTAGCGTCGCCGTGAGCGTAACAGTCGACGCAGTTCCGGCAACGAATGACAATGTATCAGAACGAAGCGTCGCGACGATTCGATCCCCGCCCGCCCTCGAGATTGATGTGATGAGTCCTGACACATCAGAGAAGTATGCTGACCTGATTTCGAGCCTCGTTGTAAAGTCGGCTACGATGAAGAAACCGTCGAGCGTGATAGCATCGCCTGTTTGGTATGACGAAGTGTTATTGATCGTCAGAGTGTCGATATATCTTCCGAGCGGCATCGTTTCGCTCGTTTTCGAGATGCTGAGCGGGATTCGACCTATAAGAGCATCGACGACGCTTATCGTGTAGTCGCCCATCGTGAAAGAGCCGTCCGCCGTTGCAGAGAAACTGATAAGCGGATGAGCGTCAAACAGCGTCGGGTTTACGATCTTGTTCGGATCGTCGCCGTAGGTCAGCGTGATGTCTCCAGTATCTGCCCAAATGTTGTTGTCGCCTGTGAGCAGTTCGACCTGTTGGGCTGTTAGGTTGTAGGTTTTCGGTGTTATCGGATACACGACCTGTGTCGGATGCGCTTGCAACCATGCATTTGCGCTTTCTGCGTCTGTTGCGTCTGGCATACAGACAAATAAGAAATGTGTGTCATCGCCCGTCACGGCTGTATATGTTTTGATGCATGGTGAAGTTCCGACCGCCCCACGCGCCTCCGCTCCCTTCATTGTGCTTGCGATAAAATCTCTAATCGGAGATTGCGTTGTGTTCATTTCAGTGTCTCTAAACCGCACGCCATTGTACACGCTTATGAATGGCAACGTCTCTGCGCCGTCAAATATGTGCATCTTATGCGTCACAGTCAGCACCCCTGTGACCACATCCACCGTGCCGCCGTAGACCGTGCCAGCACTGCCGAATGAGACGGGATAGGTGTGTCCTGTGTAGGGGATATAATCGGTTTTCTGCCCGCCGAACTCTAACTGCATCTCGTCTACCATCGCATTGACGATAGAGAAACGAGCATACATGACGCCACTTGGCGTTGTGAATGTACAAACTGGATTTGCGATTGCAGTACGGTAACCAATACCGCTTACAAACTGTTTATTCTCGTCATAGAAACAAACGCCGGGATTGTTTCCGTATGTGCCACTTACGGTGTACTGTGTGTTCTCCTTGATCGGGATGTATTCGCTGATACTGTAGTTGGAATCGTTCGACTCGTGCCCGTTTGTTCCTCTAATCCATCTGCCGGCGTGGTATCCGTTGCCTGTGTCGGTTGCGCCCTTGTCAAACAGGTTCTTGCCAATGACGAACACATTCGCCGCCGTCCACCCTGTAATCGGTCGCACATTGGTCGGTGATGGGTCACCGCTACCAGCCTGTACAGGTTCGATTTGAGCGACAAGAGATGTGACAGCATCGCCGCCGTCGGATTCCACAGAGACAATTGCGCCGCTTTCGGTCTGCGTGTTCGTGACAGCGCCGCCGATCGTGCGCTGGATTTCCCCGGACTTCAGGAACCGCTGAGGCTGGCAGTCGAACGTGATGGTGAACTCGCCCGCCTTTAGCGCTTTTGGTGTGACTTCCAGCCCGCTCTTGTATACTGCCATGCGGTATTCGTCAGGGTTGTAGTCGTCCTCAAGCCTCTTGTATCCTTTACGACTCGCGAGGGCGTTGCGGAATGCGCTGATTCCCTGCCGGAAATCCGCCTCTGTGTCGCCGGCAATGCCCGCAGGATACGAGACCTCGATGTTGCTGAAGCGGCCCTTATCGAGAGCATAAGCCCCATTGCGTCCAGGGATCTCTATCATCTCGACATCCCTCTCGGGCGAGTTGAAGACCGCGTCGCCCGTGATATAGATCCCGTAGTCTCTCGAGTCTACTCCGTCAAAGACGAGACTCTTAAACAGGTTGTTGTTTGGTGTCGGCTTTATTGCCATGCCAGCCTCCTCCTCTTCTGTGCTTCGATGATCCTCTGCTCGACTGCAGCCGCCAGTTCATTGACACTCTGACCTGCTGCACCGTAGACATTGATGACCATCGGTGCTACGTTGGTTTTTTCGCCAGCCATCCTGTCGGCCATCTTGTCCATCTGCGCGAACAGCTTGTCGAGCGGGATGATCGCCTCCGGGCCCGCTTCACCGGCGATGACTGTCTGCGCCCCGTTCAAGACGCCGCCCTTCGCCAGTCTCGGGAAGCTGACCGTGCTGACGTGGCCGACGCTCACGCCCGGTATTTTGTTGATGAGGTCGATCGCGCCGTTGATGATGCTGACCGCGCCGTTGATGATGGATTCGATCCGGCTGATCACACCGTTGACGCCTGACCGAACCGCCCCGCTGATGGCCGAGGCGATGTTGGTGCCAATCGCGCTGAACTTGTTCGAGATAGTTTTCCACAGACCACCCCAAAACGAAGCCCACCCGCTGAACTTCTTCTTGATTGCCTCCCATGCACGACCGAAGACACCGCCGAACCATGAGACGACATTGCCGAAGACCTGCTGGACGCCCTGCCACAGTGTCTGCGCGATACTGACCGCCGCCTGTATCAGACTAACCGCCATGCCCGGCAGCGACTGGACGATCGCCATGATGAGATCCGCGATGCCCTGCATGAGCACCGGCAGAATAATCGGCAGCGCATCCACGAGGCCGGTGAACAGTGTGACCGCGCCCTGGACGATCTGCGGAGCCATCTGCGCGATGGTCGTGACGAGTGTTGTAAGGACCTGCACAACTGTCTCGATGATCTGCGGAAGTTTCGCCTGGAAGTTGAGCACGAACTCGTTTATCTTCGCCGTGATCTCGTCCGCAGTCAGCCCCGTCTTGGAGATCATGAGACCGAGTGCTGCGAGTGCAGCGACGACCAGGACGATCGGGTTCGCCGACAGGAACGACAGAGCCTTGCCGATCAGCGGGATTTTCTGCGCTGCGAGTGCTGCGTTTTTCCACAGTTCACCGACTCCCTTGGTTATCTTTCCAACAACGATCAATGCCGGTGCGAGTGCAGCCAGTGCTCCGGAGATCCCCATGATGACCGACATCGTCTTACCGGACAGCCCAGCGATGAACTCGGCAATCTGTGCCGCCTTGTCCACGACTTTCTGCATGACGGGGACAAGATAGCCCGCGATCTTCGTGCCGATGATTTGGATCGCCTGCATGAAGACGAGCTTGATCGTGTCGATCTGATCATTAAACTCGTTCGCCCGGTCGAGTGCTTCCTGGCTGACCGGCTCGAGGCCGTACTTCGCCATGATCCCGCTGACCTTCTCGTAAGTTGCTCCAGCATCCTCGATGAGCGGGTTCAGTTCGTTTGCGGACTTACCGAAGATGGCCATCGCGATCGCGTCGCGCTGGGTTTCGTTTTCCATCATGCCGAGTGCCTGAATCGTCTCCTGGAACACCTCGTTAGAGTCGCGCAACTCGCCATTCGCATCCGTGACGCTGATGCCTAACTGCTCGAAGTACTTCGCCTGGCTTCCGCCCTCAGACGCGCCCAGCATGCTCTTCTTCAGCTTTGTCTGTGACTTCGCCATCGTTTCGACCGAGACGTCGACGAGGTCGGCCATCGCCGCGTACATCTGCAGGTCGTGCGTGCTGATGCCTGTCTGTTTGCTAAGCGTGTTCAGATCGTCAGCCATCGTGCCCGCTTTGTACGTGACCGCACCGAGACCGGCAGCGACCACACCGGCCGCCCTGCTCAGCGGCGTGAGCGCCCTGCCCGCGCCTTCGATCTTCTTGCCAGTGTCCTCGAAGGCTTGACCGACCTGATAGATCTTGGAGGCCTGTGCTGCGGTCTTCTGCAGTTCGCCCTTGAAGTGCTTCAGCTTGCTCTCGGTCGTGATGATCTCGCGCTGCAGTTTCCGGTACTCTTCGCTGCCCGGATCCACTTTCTGCGCGTCCATCTGCGCCTGCATGTCTTTGAGATCCTTCAGCGACTTTCTTGTCTGCTCGACCTTCTGCTTCAGCAGCGTCTGCTTCTGCGCGAGGAGCTCGACATTTCTTGGATTGAACTTCAGCGCCCTGTTGACGTCCTTCAGCTCTTTGTCGATGTCCTTCGTGCTGTTGCGGACCTTCCTCAGAGCCTTGTCGAGCTTCGTGGTATCGCCCGCGAAAGTTATAGTTATTCCCTTGATATTTCCTCCTGCCATCCCTTACACCCTTTCGTGCTGGATAACCTCTTACAATCCAGCGAGCCATGCATCCGTCTCTTCCGGCGTTGCCATTCTCCGGATGCTGCCGCTGTTTGCTCTGTCTTCTTTGCGCTGCTGGTTGTCGTACTCGACGCAGTAGTCCACGACCGCACCGAGCTGCATCCGCTGCATCGCTTCGTAGCTTAGCCCTCGACGGCTTCCTGCAATGAGGATTTTGTCGAGGTCGATTCCGGCTGCAGACTCTCTTTCAGGTTCTGCAGCCTTTTCAAGTTTTTTGTGCTCACCATTCCCTTGAAGACCATCTCGAACAACGCCGGCCCGATTATGTCCATCGGGAACGTGTCGAACTGCTTCACCCACTCGCGCGGCTCTTCGATGTCATCGTCCGCGTTCTTGGCGAGCGCCCAGACCATGTTGACAATGTCGACCATCTCGATGCCGGACGCACTGATCAGCGCATCCGTGAGTGCATCCGTGTCGATGCTCATGATCGCGTCCTTGTCGAGTTTGCCGCCGGTCTCTTTGTAGATCCCGAAGACGAAGTCGATGCCGGCATTGAGCACAGGGATCAGCGTCGGGACGATGTCGCGCCCGAACTGGTCCTTATAAATGAACAGCCAGCCGACGTTGTTGTTCAGCTTGATACTGTTCTTGCTGTCTATCTTAATTTTCTTTTCCATCTCGTACTCCCTTGATGCCTCCGTGAGGCTCTGTGCGTTGATTTGCGCGGCTTTTGTTAGCGTTTCGATAACTTGTCCGCAATTTGCTTTTTTGTCCCGCATACACGAAAAAGGGACGACCGGAGCCGCCCCTCTTCATGCCGTGCTATGCAGTTTATTGCGCAAGGACCGGTGCCGTCGGTGCTGTGAACAGCGTGTCGTACCCATCGTCGCCGGGTTTGAACACGTCGTAGTACTTGCCCGTCGCGTTGTCGCCGATGAAGTTGACCGGCATAGATTCGGTCGCCGGTTCCGGTGCTTCCTCGACTGTGCCGTACTCGCGCTTGATCGGGCCGGTCGTGCCGTTGTAGAAGATGACTCTTCTATTTTCGCTCGAACCAGTGACCTCGAACGCCGCGTAGATGTTGGGCTTGGTTGCGCCCTTGACAGGACCGATGCCGCCGTTGGTGTTGGCAGCCCATCCAGCGAACTGCGTCTTGAACTCGTCGTCGTAGTTCATGACGATCAGGTCGCCGCTGATCGCGCCCTCAGAGATGTTGGACCACCAAACGATGTCATCCGCGTATGAGTTGTTGGTGTCCGAGTCCTGATCAGGGCTGAAGCCGACAGCGCCCTTCTGCGCATACGGCGTGCCGAGTGTCACAACTCCTGCGTCGCTCACAGTGTAGGTGCCGACATGCAGATTCTTGAAGCCGTAGACGACTTTATTCTTAGCCATTGCTGGCCTCCTTCCTTATACGTAGTAATAGATACTGAAGACCCCCTCGGACTCGTCCCAGATGTCCTCGGTCTTGCTGTAGATCAGCTCTGCAGCAGTCAGCGCGGATTCGATGGCCTCCTCCATTGCAGGGTCTTTCTTCTTAAAGTAAAACTGGATCATGTATTGGTTCTGCTTCCAGTAGACGGTGTTATCTGCCTCTGAGATGTTCTGCCCGTTGCCGTAGTACACGATGTACGGCGGCTTTTGTGGGCTCGTAAAGTGTGAGTAGCGCACTGGCAGGCCAGTCGTATTCAGTGCCGTCACAAGTTCTTTTTCTGTCATTGTTCAAGCACCTCCTCGATGCGTCTTATCACTTCATCGTTCGCCCACTTTTCTGCAGGCTCGATGTGCTTCTGCGGAGTAGACACCCTATAACTGCCGTACTGGTTCGACACAGGATGCTGTTCTTCCAGCAGATGCGTCAGCCCCGGCTTTGTCGCGTTGTAAACGATCGCGCCGTTGCGGTTCTTTTTGAGCCTCCACCCGTTCGCGTAGTGGTTCCCGCCTTTCGCGTCGCTCTTCGGCGATGTCTTCTTAAGACGCTGCACCGTTTCCTTTGCGACCTGGCCGATGACTTGCCGCGCTTCGTCCTGGACTTCCTTCACGTAGTCATCCAGGATGCGATTGAATCGCACGCTGAAGCTATCCGCCATAGTTCGCCACCCTCTCCTCGAGCGTGAGCTCGATTTCATCGCCGTCGTCTGTCCAGTACGTGCGGAGCACCGTGTACTCGGTGCCGTGGAACAGTGCGACCTTTTCGCCGCTGTAGTCCGCACGATTAGACAGAACAAGGACGAGGCTCGGTCTGAGCCCCGCCTGCTGTGCTTCGTAGAACTCGCGCCGGGTCACAGCGCGAGCTCTCACAAAGACCTGTTTGTCCGTGTACGTTTTGTCATCCACGCCGATGTCGTCGGTCGTGATTGTCTCTGTGCGGAGGATCGCCACATCATCCATGCTACTCACCCCCGTCGTTCACGTGCTGATCCAGTTTCATGTTATTGAGCCAGTAGCGCAACATCCGAGGCATGCCCTCGCCGGTGTCGCGCTTCCGCCACATCCATGCTGCGTACTGGATGACGCAGTTGTTGTACGCGGCCGTCTCGTCATCGGTCACGCCCTCGCGCTCCATCTCTTGAGATGC